ATGGACTTACCTTCTTTACCTTCTCTTTCTTCACTCTTTTCTGCATCTTCAGGTATCAATTGGCGCGATAATCTTTACGACGCTTCATTTCGTGGCGTTCCGTTTTCGGTGGAGAGCGACGAGGGTTCGTTCGGACGCCGCGTTCAGGTCCATGAATACCCAAACCGTGACAAACCGTACACGGAAGATCTCGGGCGTGCCACGCGACGGCTGACGATTAATGCGTATCTCGTTGGTGATGATTACGCAGAGCAGCGCGACAGGCTGATTACAGCGATTGAAACCGCCGGGCCGGGGACGCTGATCCATCCGCAGTTCGGTGAAATGCAGGGCTGTATTGACGGGCAGGTGACCGTTTCTCACTCCGGCACTGAAGGCCGTATGTGCCGGGTTTCATTTCAGTTTGTTGAGAGCGGGGAACTGTCATTTCCGGTCGCCGGAGCTGCAACCGCCAGAAAACTGGAGGAGTCGTCCGTATTCCTGGATGAGTTGATTGAAGACATGTTCGGCGATTTTGATCTCGCGGGAATACCGGACTTTATTCAGAACGATGTTATTGCCCGGACGACCGATATGCTGGGAACCGTTCAGACAGCTTTCAAAATGGTTAATTCGGCTGTTTCTGCCGGAGCGAGACTACTGCAGGGCGATTTATCCGTCATTCTGATGCCGCCGTCGGTTGCCAGTGATTTTGTGCATACGTTGCAGGATACCTGGCGGGCCGGAACCCGGCTGGTGGATAACACACAGGATCTGGTGCAGTCCATAACGACAATGTCCGGCATTACGCTGGACCCAGGACTGGCACCGCGTGCGGTGTGGCCCACAGATTCCGCATCGGTTATCAGGCAAAAACAGCAGACAAACCTTGTGGCTGCTGTCATCCGGACGACGGCAATCAGCGAAGCCACAAGGGCGGTCACTTCACTGCCACAACCCGGAAGCCTGGTGAAAAATCAGCAGGCGGTTGTGGCTGTTGGTGGTTCCACTGAACGTCAGTCCGATATTATTCACGTTTCTCATCCGGCACTTGACAGCGTGGCAGCCAGCACAGGACAGGATGAGAGAGCGCAACCACCCACGCGGGAAAATCTCACCATCATACGCGAATCGCTGAACGCGGCGATTGAACAGGAGCTCAGGCGTACGGCGGATGACAGGCTGTTTTTTCAGCTGACGTCATTACGTACAGAACTGAACCGGGATATTCAGGCGCGTCTGGTTCAGACGGAGGAAACCGCAGAGCGAACGCCAGCGGAAGTTCTGCCTGCGCTTGTTCTGGCTGCGTCATGGTACGACGATGCGTCCCGTGAAACTGATATCCTGGATCGAAATGCCATCTCTCATCCGGGCTTTGTTCCGGTCAGGGCATTAAGGGTACCCGTCAGATGAATGATACCGTTTTACTTCGGGTTTCCGGTCGCGAATGGGGCGGCTGGACATCCGTCCGTATCAGTGCGGGCATTAACCGTATTGCCCGGGATTTTAATGTTGCCATTACCACCCGCTGGCCCGGAAGCCGGGATTATCAACCCCGGATAAAAAATGGTGAGCTGGTTGAAGTGCTTATCGGGGATGAGCCTGTGCTCACCGGATATGTGGAGGCACTACCGCTTCGTTATGACGCCAGCAGCGTCAGCATGGGAATTGTCGGGCGAAGCAAAACAGCCGATCTGGTTGACTGCTCTGCTTTGCCACTCCAGCAGAGCGGAAAAAACCTGCTCAGAATAGTCAGTGAACTGGCTGCGCCATTTGGCATCACCGTTGTTGATGCTGGCGTGCCGCAGACAGCGGTGATTGATGCCCAGCCGGAACACGGCGAAACCGTTGCCGATTGTCTTAACCGGTTACTGGGGCAGGTTCAGACGCTGGCTTATGACGATGAATGCGGGCGACTGGTTCTGGGAAAACCCGGAACAGGTAAAGCGGCGACGGCGCTGGTGCTGGGAGAGAATATTCTTTCCTGTGACACGGAAAGAAGCATCAGAGAGCGGTTTTCTGAATATCAGGTCAGTGGGCAGCGCCCGGGCAACGACGATGATTTTGGTGAGGCCACCATTGCCGCAATACGTCAGACCATTCAGGACAGTGGCGTGACCCGTTATCGCCCTTTGTTGATTCAGCAGTCAGGCACAGCAACGACAGCAACCTGTAAGGCCCGTTGTGAATTTGAAGCGCGCCAACGGGCTGCGCTTACCCGTGAGACAACATATACGGTTCAGGGCTGGCGGCAGGGCAGTGGCGCGTTATGGCGTCCGGGGTTATCTGTCATCGTTTTCGACCCGCTGAATAATTTTGATAATGATGAACTGGTGATCGCAGAAGTTACCTATAACCAGGACGACCGGGGCACGACGACTGAATTACGGGTTGGCCCGGCAGATGCTTATCTCCCCGAGCCTGTTACCGCCAGGAAGAAAAAAATGTTGAGGAGGATTTCTGATGAACGGGTTTTCTCTTCGTAATCTGATTTCCCGGGCTGTCATCACGGCGGTGGATTCCGCCAGAAAGTGTCAGTCTGTAGGGTTGAAAATGATAGCCGGAGATCAGAAACAACACGTTGAGCACCTTGAACCTTATGGTTTTACATCTGCCGCACAGAACGGTGCTGAGGGCGTTGCTTTATTTCCGGCGGGCGATCGTTCTCATGGTGTGGTTGTGGTCGTGGCTGACAGACGTTACCGGCTGAAAGGACTGAAACGTGGGGAAGTGGCGCTTTATGACGATCTGGGACAGTCCGTTGTCCTGACCCGTTCCGGTATTGTGGTGGACGGGGCCGGGAAGGCCATAATTTTTAAAAACGCGCCTAAAGCGCGCTTTGAAATGCCAGTCGAATCCACCGCCGATATTACTGACAATTGCGACAGTGGCGGACTCAGCATGCAGCAAATGCGGCAGGCCTACAATGCCCACAAACATACCGAAAATGGTGATGGTGGCGGGATCACTGACACGCCGGATCAACCGATGGGCTGAAAATCATGATGATTAATGTTAACGGGCGACCCGTGTCGACCGGGGCTTCGATCGACCTTCTGACGCGTGCTGTGATTATTTCGCTTTTTACATGGCGGCGTGCCGGGCGTGATGATGCACCACGGATATTTGGATGGTGGGGGGATACCTGGCCTGCGGTTCAGAATGATCGCACGGGGTCGCGTTTGTATCTGTTGCGACGCAGCAAGCTGACAAATAAAACCCCGCAGCTTGCCAGAGATTATGTCCGTGAGGCGCTGGCGTGGATGGTGGAGGATGGTGTTGCTTCCCGTCTTGATATTAACGCTGTCCGGACCGGGACAGACTCGCTGGCACTTGCCATTACCATTTACCAGCGTGACGGCAATATTCACAACATTATTTTTGATGATATCTGGAGTGAACTGAATGGCTGACAGTCAGTTTTATCGCCCCGGCCTCCCGCAACTTATTTCTATGATCCGGAGCGATTTATTAACCCGCTTTGAGCAGGATACGCTGCTTCGTCGTATGGATGCGGAAGTGTATGCCCGTGTACAGGCTGCAGCCGTACACACGTTGTACGGGTATATCGATTATCTTGCCAGAAATCTGTTACCGGACGTGTGTGATGAAGACTGGCTGTACCGGCACGCCAGAATCAAACGCTGCCCGCGAAAAGAAGCGGTGGCAGCCCGGGGATTTGTGCGCTGGGATGGCGTAGAGGGGACGCCGGTATTGCCAGCGGGAACGCAGATCCAGCGTGATAATCAGGTGACCTTTACCACGACGGCGACGGTGACCGCAGCCGATGGTCTTCTCCGGGTGCCTGTTGTGGCAGACGAACCGGGATCGGCGGGGAATACGGATGATGGTATTGCCATGCAACTGGGAACACCCGTCAGTGGTCTGCCGTCCACAGGGTACGCTGACACCATTACAGACGGTGAAGATATTGAAAATCTGGAAATATGGCGTGCCCGCGTTATGGAACGTTATTACTACATTCCACAGGGGGGCGCAGGTAATGACTCCAACTTATTGATAGTGTTTTATGTTCAGATAATGCCCGATGACTTTGTCATGCAGCTCCACCGATTTTGAGAACGACAGCGACTTCCGTCCCAGCCGTGCCAGGTGCTGCCTCAGATTCAGGTTATGCCGCTCAATTCGCTGCGTATATCGCTTGCTGATTACGTGCAGCTTTCCCTTCAGGCGGGATTCATACAGCGGCCAGCCATCCGTCATCCATATCACCACGTCAAAGGGTGACAGCAGGCTCATAAGACGCCCCAGCGTCGCCATAGTGCGTTCACCGAATACGTGCGCAACAACCGTCTTCCGGAGACTGTCATACGCGTAAAACAGC